TTGCTCGGATTGTTCAAAGATGGCGACTTCAAGTTGCTGTATCGCGGCGCTTACGGCTCCGAAGAATACAAGCAAGGTCAAGTCTTTGAATTGCTCGGCGCACGCTTCATCACTACGACCGAAGCGCCTCAGCAGACATTGAGTGGCGTTGCCGTTCACCGCGCCGTGGTGTGCGGTCAGGGTGCCATCGTTGAAGGCAACTATGCTGAGACTGGCTACGAGGATGTGGACAATCCCGACAGCTTGAAGGTGATGGTCGATGACATTTGCATGGTCACTCGTGAACCGCTTGACCGCTTGCAACAAATCATCGCTCAGTCTTGGTACTGGATTGGTGGCTACGCAGTGCCAACCGATATCACTGCCAACACCAGCATCATCCCGACCGCAAGCAACGCTTACTTCAAGCGTGGCGTGGTGATCGAATCGGCATAAGCCGGTTTGGTGTTGTAACCAACAAGGGGCCGCTTTCGGGCGGCTCCTTTTCATTTCCTTGGAGTAAACATGGCAGACGAAAACACACAAAACCCAGAATTGACAGCCGAAGAAAAGGCCGCAGCGAAAGCCGCTGAAAAAGAGGCCGCGAAAGCTGCGAAAGAGGCTGAAAAGGCCGCAGCGAAAGCCGCCAAAGATGCCGACAAGGTTGAATTGCCAGAATCTGTGACGCTCGCCCGTCCCTACGGCTACATCAACGAAGAAGAAGGCACCAGCCACGCTTGGGCCGCTGAACAAGTCGTGAAAGACCCCGAGCAAATCGCAGACCTGATGGCTCGCAAAGCCCCTCTCGTTGGCGTTACCTACGACGAGTAAAGCATGAAGCAGTACCGATTTATTGCAGCCTTCGCGCTGCTCATGGCCTGCGTCGGCGCATTCGCTGCACCGATGCAAGTGAACACCGAAGGCGTGCGGGCAACGTACAGCTATGTCGCTGCCGATTACGCACCGGCTGCTGGCGCTACCGATGTGGTTGTCTTGACCGGCTCATCGAGCAAGGTCATTCGCATCAATCGGATTCAGATCACCGCCGATTCGACCGCGCCTAGCGTGATCGACTTGTATGTGTTCAAACGCTCTGCTGCGAACACAGGCGGCACGTCGACCAATCCCTATGCTGTCAAGCATGACAGCGCGAATACAACCGCCTCTGGCGTTGTCACGCTGTATTCGGCAAACCCGAGCGCATTGGGCGCGGGCTGGCTGATTCGCGCCGATCACTACGCGCTACCGGCTGCGTCATCGACCGGCTACCCCGGCGCACCGTGGTTTGAGGACTTCGGCGTGCGAAATGATCAGCCCATCATTCTGCGCAATGCCAACGAGAGCATTGCAATTAGCTTGAACGGGCAGACCCTGCCAGCAGGGTTGAATCTCTACATCACGATTAGTTGGACTGAGGAATAAGTCATGGCGCTGACCGCACAAGAAAAAACGGACGTTCGCCGCTACTGCGGATTTCCGCTGTTCGGCGGTCAGCCCGTGCAAGCTTTCGGACACCGCTTTTACCAGTGGTACGGCACGCTTGAATTCCGCATGAACAACATGCAGGACAGCGAAGAAACCGTGGTGCGAAGCTACCTCACCAACCTGAGTGCATTGGAAGCCGCGGTGCCCACGGCGAGCGCAAACCTCGACACCGACCAAGCGGCGGTGTGGACGCACAACAAACGCGAAGTCGCCGACCGCATGGCCTTGTACGCCACTTGGCGTATTGAGTTGTGTCGGTTCTTCGGTGTGCCACCCGGCCCCGGATTGCGTGGCGCAGGCCCGAACATGGAATTGGTGGTGTAAATGGATGCAGCAACCCTTCAAAGCCGCATTTATGCAGGCTACGCGAAGGCGGCGCTACGCATTGGCTACACCAGCGACTTGTACCGCGCCACGAGCGCGAGCAACCCAATGGCCTCGGGCAACAAGCTGGCAAGCCTACCGGCGAGCTTCAACGCCGAGGACATGAAATACGGTAAGCCGAACAAGTACGGGCATCCGACTTGGTGGGGCTTGTTCGATGGGCGTGTGACCAAGGTGGGCGACTACCTCAGCAACGCGCACGATGGCACGTTCTTCATCGCCTCGCAGCAAACCAATCTGCCGATGATTTGCGTGTCGTGCAACGTCACGGTTGACGTGAAGCGCCCGCAACAGCAGGCCAGCGTTGGCGCGTTGGGCTACGGCGGCAACACGCTTGCGGTTGAAACCCCGCTAATGACCCAATGGCCTTGCTCGATTTTGCAAGGCTCCAAAGGCGAAAAGGCCGACATGGTGTTGCCCGGTGACACGCGCACGCCATGGTGGACGATTCTGCTGCCCAAGTACGATGGCGTCATGCTGCGCACGGGCGATATCGTCACCGACAACAACGCTCGGCGCTTTGTGATCAGCAGCGCCGAACTAACAGATTTGGGTTGGCGCATGACCGCCAGCCAAGCAACGACTTAAGGGTAAACATGGCTGATCTCATCGACGTGCAAAACGCACTCGTTGCGCTTGCCGCGCAGGTCATGTACCCAAACGGCACATCGCAGCCCTCAGCGGCGGGTATGCCGGTCAAGATTTACGCCGGTTGGCCCCAAGCCAATCAGCTTGACGCCGATTTGGTGGCGGGCACCTGTCATCTGACGGTGTTTCCGACCCAGATTGAGCGCAATACCACACGCTACTCGAAAGACTGGCAACCGCTGGACGTTCATCCCGCAACGCTGACGCTCACTGTGTCGGGTCAGACCATCACGGTAGGCGGCGCAATTCCGGCTCCGTTCTACCCACAGAACGTGGCGGCGACTGTGAATAACCTGAGCTTTGCCTACGCCACACAGTCCACGGACACGCTGACCAGCATTGCAACCGCTTTGGCGGCTTTGATCGCAGTCGGTGTGCCCGGTACCACCAGCAATGGCGCGGTCATCACACTGCCCACAGGTGCAAAAATCAGCGCGGCCCGCGTGGGTTCGACCGGTACCAGCATCCGTGAGCTGCGCCGCCAAGAGCGCGTTTTCATGTTGAGTGCTTGGTGCAATACCCCTGACCATCGGGACGCTGTGTGCCGTGCGCTTGACGCGGCGTTGGCTGACACCCTGCGGTTGATCATGCCCGACCAGATGGCGGCGCGGATTATTTACCGCAACAGCCCCGTGTGGGACGCCAACCAAAAGACGCTGCTTTACCGCCGCGACATGAACTACTCGGTGGAGTTTGCGACGACGCAGACCCGTACCGATTCGCAGATCACCGACATTCAGGTGAACGTCGCCAACCAGCCGGACGGCGCAACGGCTCCAATTTCCAACATCACGATCAACTTATGAGGCTCAAAAATGGCAATTAAACTCGTTGTCACCGCCCCCTTTGCCGATTACAAGGCGGGCGATGAAATTACCGATTCAAAGGCAGTGCAGGACGTTCTCGACAGCGAGAACGCAGGCAATGCCGTCAAAGTGCAAGCGCCTGATGCGCAAGCATCCACCAAAGCAACCAAGTAAGGAGGCGCTATGCCAGTTGTTCAACAGGGCCAAATCAACACCACGGCCCTCATCGTCCCTGACGTTTACGTTCAGATCGTCCCGCCGCAAGTCTCGCTGCTCAACGGCGTGCCAACCAACGTGCTCGGCATCGTCGGTACCGCCACATGGGGGCCAGTCAACGCGCCCACCATCGTTGGCAACATGGCTGACTATGCCCGCCAGTTCGGTGCAATCCAAGCTCGCAAGTACGACGCAGGCACGCAAGTCGCCGCCGCTGTCTTGCAGGGCGCAAACAACATGCGCGTGGTGCGCGTCACCGATGGCACAGATACCGCCGCATCTGGCACATTGACTGCGGCATCGAGCAGTGATGCATCTGCCATCTGCGCCGCAATCAACCAAGGTCAATCCGGCCTGCGCGGTCCATCTAACTTCGTGGTGGCCTCCGCTACTGGTTCAACCGTCACGCTGACCTCGAAATACACCGGCTCGATGGGCAACACCATCGTCGGTGCCATCGGCGCAGGCAGCAAGGCTTCTACCTCTCGCGTCACCGTGGCCTTGCCCGGTCAAGTTCCCGAGGTATTCGACAACATCGGCGCGGCTGCGGCTACCGTTGCAACGGCAACGCTCACCGGCGGTACTGACGGCACGACCACTATCAGTGGCTCTGTCTTGGTTGGCGTGGACACTGTGCCCCGCAAAGGCATGTATGCGCTTCGCAATACCGGCGCGTCGGTCGCTTTCCTCGCTGACTGCGACGATTCGACCACTTGGAGCACCCAAGTTGCATACGGCTTGTCCGAAGGCACCTACATGGTGGGCGTTGGCCCCTCTGGTGATTCCATCGCCAACGCAGTGAGCGTCAAAGCCACCGCAGGTATCGACAGCTACGCATTCAAGCTGCTGCACGGCGACTGGGTGTATTTCAACGACACCGTGAACGGCTCGGTGCGCTTGATTTCCCCTCAGGGCTTTGTGGCTGGCTTGTTGGCGAACCTCTCGCCCGAGCAATCGAGCCTGAACAAGCAATTGCAAGGCATCGTTGGCACGCAGAAGAGCTACCAAAACCTGACCTATTCCGCTGCTGAATTGCAGACCTTGGGCCAAGCCGGTATCGACCTCATTACCAACCCTGTGCCAGGTGGCGCGTATTTCGGTACCCGCTTCGGTCACAACACCAGCAGCAATGCAGTGACCAACGGTGACAACTACACGCGCATGACCAACTACATTGCCTACACGCTCAACGCGGGCATGGGCAAGTTTGTGGGCCAGTTGCAAAGCGCCACCGTGCGCCGCAACGCCGCTGGTACGATCAGCGCATTCCTGCAAGGCATGGCACAGCAAAACATGATTGGCAACGCTCAGGGCACAGTCCCTTACAGCGTGCAGATCAACGATGCGAACAACCCGCCTAATCGCGTGGCCTTGGGCTACATGCAGGCAGACGTAAAGGTGCAATACCTGTCCGTCATCGAAAAGTTCTTGATCAACGTGGAAGGCGGTCAGTCTGTTCAGATCGCCCGTCAATCCACTCAACTGGCTTAAGGAGTAGACCATGCCATTGAACGGCTTTACCGTAGGGCGCGACATTGCTCTCACGTTCGTCGGCCCTAACGGGCCTTTGCAATTCAACCTGATCACCGATTTCCGTTCCAAGCCTGAAATCACCGATCAGAAAATCAAGGGTCTGGACGGCATCACACGCCACGTCCGTTTCCCTGATGGCTGGTCTGGTTCGTTGTCGATTGAGCGCCAAGACAGCACGATTGACGACTACTTTGCTCAACTTGAAGCCAACTACTACGCTGGCCTCAACGAGCAAAGCATGACCATCACCGAAACCATCACCGAGGTGAACGGTTCGGTGTCGCAGTACCAGTACACTGGCGTTTTGCTCAAGCTCGATGACGCTGGTGACTATTCCGGCGACAAGACTGTTAAGCAGTCCGTGAGCTTCGTGGCTCAACGCCGATTCAAAGTTTCCTAAACCCGGCGCGGCTTGAGGCCGCGCTTCTAATCGAAAGACGATCCTGATGAAAGTCGAAGTCAAGACCCCAAGCGAAGAAGTGGTGCAAAAGGCTGTTGCCGATGTGACCATTACCGACCCACGCGGACGCGCTATCACGCTCAAGAAACCGGGCGTGCTGGCGCAGTTCCGTTTGATCGAAGCCTTGGGCGACACCGCTAAGAATGAGGTCTACATGGGCATGGTTTTGCCCCTGATCTTCATTTCTGCAATCGATGGCGAGGCCATTTTCACCCCGACACGCAAGAGCGAAATCGAGGCGTTGATTCAACGCTTGGACGAAGACGGCGTGACGGCGGTGGTGACTGGCGTGCAAGAGCACTTTGGCAAGACCAGCCCAGACGCTGACAAGGCCGCAATAAAAAACTAGCCACGGCTGCGCCGATACGTGAATGCCTGTGGCTTGTCCGCAATGGCGTTCCGTTTGACGTGGCCTTTCAGTTGGATGACACCACCCGCACGGCCTTCTCGATTGTGTTCTCCGAAATTGAGGGCAACAAGTTCGATTGGGCCGCGATGCGCTTCAAAGACGACACATGAACTTCGACAGCCCGCTTGCCTTTGCCGCGCATTTGGTGGCGCTTCAAAGCGCCATCGAACGAGCAGAGCACGCAGGGTTGGAGAAGGTTGCCAAGCTCATCGAGCACGACGCCAAGGAGCAGATCGGCGCGTATCAGGACGCCGTGGGGCCATTCCCCGCATGGGCTGAACTTGCCGATTCAACCAAGGCAGATCGCTCTAAGCACGGCTTCTCTGAAAACGAGCCGTTATTGCGCACAGGTGAGTTGCGAAACTCGATTGAGCATGAAGTGTCGGGGTCTGAGGCAGTAATCGGCTCCAAGTCCGACATTGCCGCTTATCAAGAGTTTGGTACTGACCGCATCCCGCCACGCCCGTTCGTCGGGCCAGCGGCGTTCAAGAACAAAGACAAGATCGAGCAAATATTGGGTGCAGCCTTGGTGCAGGGTTTGACCGGTGGCAATGCGCTTGATGCCTTGGGCTACGACTTAACCACCGAGTAAGCCAACAGCCCGAGAAAGAACAGCGCGACCGCGCACACAGCCAACATGCACATCGCATAGAGCACCAAGCCAATGCGAATGCTGGCGGGCATCCGATGCCGGAAAAGCTCAGGCGTCGGGCCGTTAAGATTCGGGTATTGCACCCAAAAGAAACGGTCTGCGAGCCATTCGTGCACGCGGATTTTCAATTTATAGAGGTTTGTCATCAATGTTTGAAGCCTACAAGGTCGCCGTCAAATTATCGCTGGTCAGCAACGTCGCCAGCGGTTTGGCTGCTTTGGCAGGCCAGTTTCGCACGCTCAACGAGCACGTCAATACTACCCAAAAGAGCGTCAACGCATTAGAAACCAAGCTGCTCGAAATCAAGCGGCTCGGTATGGTGGGCGGTGCCATGGCTGCGGCTGGCGGCTTTGGCCTGTCGCTGTTCTCAGGCCCGTTGGAAGAAGCCAAGCTGTTTCAGTTGGAGGTTTCCAAGTTCCGCGCCCTCGGCATTGGTGAGGCCGTCACGCAAGACGCCGTGAAGTTCGCCAAGGGCATGGACACCTACGGCACCAGCGTGCGCGAAAACTTGGGCCTGTTGCGCGATGCACAGACCGTGTTGGGCGACTATGAGCACGCCAAGGGCGTGGCCCCGCTGCTCGCACAGATGAAATTTGCCAACACCGCCATGTATGGCGGCGAGGGCGCTGACACCCGCGAGCGTGCCTTTATGGACATGCTCAAGGTCATCGAGTTGCGCCGTGGTTTGGTGTCGGAAGACGCCTTTCGTAAGCAAGCCAACATGGTGCAGCAGGTCTTGACCGCAACTGGTGGTCGCGTGGGTGCCAATGAGTACCTGCAGATGATCAAGACCGGTGGCGTTGCTGCCAAGGGCATCAGCGACGAGGTTTTCTACTACAAGCTTGAGCCGCTGATTCAGGAAATGGGCGGCAGTCGCGTCGGTACCGGCCTCATGTCGGCCTACCAAAACCTGATGCTCGGTCGCACCACGGTTCAGGTCGCCAAAGAGTTGCAATCGCTCGGCCTGCTCGATGAGAAACACGTCGAATACAACAAGATCGGCATGATCAAGCGCGTGCTGCCCGGTGGTTTGCAGGGCGGCGATGTGATGGCCCGCGACCCGGTGGCCTTCTTGGAAACCGTGTTGCTGCCTGCCTTTGCCAAGAAGGGCATCACGGGCGAGAAGGATGTGCTGCAAGAGTTGGGGTTGATTTTCTCCAACCGCACGGCCTCTAGCTTGTTTTCGACCATCTTCTTGCAGATGGCGAACATCAAGAAAAACGAAGCGCTCAACCGTGGCGCGATGAACATCGATCAATTAACCGGCGAAGCCAAAAACACGGCGTTGGGCAAAGAACTGGAATTGCAGAAGAAGTGGAAGGACGTGCTCAACGAACTTGGCACCAGCGTTCTGCCGATTGCAATCAAGGCTGTTGAGGGCCTGACTGTCGTGGTCAAGGGCGTGATTGCCTTCGCAAAAGAATTCCCGCTGCTGACCAAGGGTCTGACCATTGCCTTTGGCGTGCTGGCTGGCCTTGTGGCTGCAGGTGGCACGATCATGCTCGCCACCTCCGCATTCAAGGCGCTTGGCCTTGCCTTGTCGCTCGGCGGCGCGGCTGGTGGCATCGGCGGTGTGCTCGGCACCGTAGCCAAAGGGTTCGGCCTGATCTTCAAGGCTGCAGGCCCGTTGCTGGCGCTGGTGGCGGCTTATGAAGGCGGTCAGTACGTTGGCAAAAAGATCAGCGAAAACTTGTCCGACAACACCCGCATGAGTCTCGGGCGTGGCATCGCCAAGACGCTCGCCTTCTTCGGCAACGAAGACGCCAAGGAAGCGCTCGCCCTTGAGGACAAATACATTCGCAGCAAGCAACAAGCTGGCGCGGGTGGCCCCGGCAACGTCTACATGGATGGTCGCAAGGTCGGTGAAATCGTGACGCAGCATCAAAGCAAAGAGGCCTCGATGCCAATGCGCGGAACCACTCGCGTTGATGGCTTTATGAACCTCTTGCCACCCGGTGCCATGTTGCCGATTGGAAACTAAATGAAACCAGACACCATCCTGACGCTTGGCGATTTCGCTTTCAGCCGCTTTGAGATTCCCGAAAAGATCACCTTCGGCGGCACGCAGCACCTCGCCAAGCATGAAATGGTCGGCGGCGTGCGTGTCATTGACGCCATGGGGCGCTCAGACATGCCGCTGTCGTGGTCTGGGCTGTTTCAGGGTGAATCGGCGCTCTCCCGCGCCCGCTATCTCGACACGCTGCGCGTCAATGGCGCGGCCTTGCAGCTTGCGTGGAGCGAGTTGCGCTACTTGGTGGTCATTTCGGACTTTCAGGCCGATTTCCACCGCTTCTATCAGATTCCCTACCGCATCACCTGCGAGGTGGTGCAAGACCTGACGATTCCAATGAACGTCATTGCCAACCCCGGCATTGACGAGTTGATCGACTCTGACATGACGACCGCCAACGGCCTCGGCACGGATATCGGCGATTCGACCCTGTCCAGCACGCTTGCCACGCTGGATTCGGCGATCAAGGGTGTGTCGAGCTTCGCCAAGGCGACCACGGCAACGATCAGCAGCGTGATGACGCCGCTTGCAGCTGTGCAATCCCGCGTGAAGGTGCTGATTGCATCGACTGGCAACGTCATCGCCAACGTGGGGACACTGGGCGGCATCGCGCCGAATACGCCGATCGCTCAACAAGCCTCCAAGCTGTCGAGCCAAGTTGCGGCAATGACGCAAAGCCCCAAGCTCTACAACCTGCAAGGGGTGTTGGGCCGCATGAGCACCAACCTCGGCACGATTGGCGGCGGTACCAAGACCGTCACCACAGCCGGTGGAAGCCTCTACAAGATTTCGCAGCAGCAATACGGCGATGCCACGCAATGGCCCACGTTGGCGAAGGCGAACAAACTCAGCGACCCGCAAATCAGCGGCATTGCCACCATTACCGTTCCGTCCGTGCCTGACAATTCGGGCGGCGTTTTGATTCCATGATCAACCAACCGATTCAACCCCAAGCACGCCAGCCGCGTGGCGTCGTTAAGATCAACGGCGTGCGCACGCAGTGGGTGTCTTGGGAACTGGACAACAACGCCTTCTATCAGGCCGACACGTTTCGCGTGAAGCTGGCGCTCTCGGCGCAGCCTGACCCGACCATCTTTGCATCGGCCTCTGAGCTTGACGTTGAGATTTTTGCCGGGTTTCCTGCTGACCCCGCGAACTACACCGAAGCCGAACTGAAAAGCCTGATTTACGGCTTGGTCGATGATGTGACCTATGACCCCGTGCAGGCGGTCGTTGAACTGTCTGGGCGCGATTTCACGAGCGTTTTGGTGGACACCAAGACCACGGATAAGTGGCCCAACCTGACTGCCTCACAGATTGCCGAGCAAATCGCTAAGGCGCACGACTTGACGCCTGTGGTGACGGCAACCACCGCCAAGGTGGGCACATATTACGAGATTGACCATGCCCGCCTGAGCACACAGCGCAGCGAGTGGGATGTTCTGACCTACCTTGCCAACGAAGAAGGCTACATGGTCTACGTGCGGGGCCGCGAGTTGCACTTTGAGCCGCGCCCGTCACCAGATGCCGAGCCGTATGTGCTGACATGGCAAGCGCCGACGACTGAGCGCGGTCATGCGATCTTCGACGGCAAGAGCGTGATGTTCAGCCGAAATTTGACGCTTGCCAAAGACGTGACGGTATACGTGCGAAGCTGGAACGCCAAGAACAATCAGGGCTTCACGCAAAAGGCCAAGAGCGCACGCACCAAGAACACGGTGCTGAAAAAAGCCGCGCAGCCCATCGGTGAACCACAGGTCTACACCTTCAACATCCCCGGCTTGACGCCGGAGCAGGCGTTGCAGCGTGCGCAGTCGTTGTTGCGCGAAATCACCGCGCACGAGGTCAAGATGACCGCCCATCTGCCCGCCGACAATGTTTTGGACATTACCAAAATGATTCAGGTGGTGGGCACCGGTACCGCGTTTGACCAGATGTATTATCCCGACAGCATCATTCGACAAATGAGCCTTTCGGATGGCTACCAAATGACCATCCACGGCAAGAACCACTCACCAGAAAGCGTTGTGCAGGCCTGACATGCAAAAAATGCTGAACATCATGCGTATGCAGGCTGAAATGGCGGGTGGCAACCGTGCCAGCACGCGCATTGCCACGGTCAGCAGCTACGACCCTGACAACTACTGCGCCAAGGTCATCATTCAGCCTGACAACGTTGAAACCGGCTGGTTGCCTGTCACATCGCCTTGGATTGGCAACGGGTGGGGCTTGTTCGCACCGCCTGCCGTGGGCGACATGGTGGAGGTGCAGTTTCAAGAGGGCAGCATCGAGGCCGGTTTCATCGTGGGCCGGTTCTACAACGACAAGCAGCGGCCTTTGGCTACGCCCGGTGGTGAATTTTGGCTGGTGCACAAGTCCGGTTCGCTGCTCAAGTTCCACAACGATGGCACGGTTGAATTGACCGCCCATGCAGCCATGACCTACACCGCCACGCAGCACAACTTTGTTGGCCCCGTGAGTATGAATAGCACGCTTCAAACGAGTGGGAAGATCACTGGCGGCGCTGACATTCAGGCCGCAGGCAACGTGTCAGACCAAGGCGGGACCAAGACAATGTCTAGTATGCGCGGCACCTTCAACAGTCACACGCACCCAGACCCACAAGGCGGCAATACCAACGCCCCTAACCAGAGCATGTGACCATGGACGACCTTTTTCACTACTTCGGCTCGGACTTGAGCGTATCGCCAACCGGCGATTTGCAGCCAGTCGATGCCACCACCAAAGGCCAGCAGCGCATCTTGCGCCGACTGCTCACCAATCCGGGTGACTACGTGTGGAACCCAGAATACGGTGCCGGTGTGCCTCAGTGGATTGGCAAGACCATCGACATTCCCAAGATCGTTTCGCTCATTCGTGGGCAAATGCTGCTTGAGGATGTGGTGGCGAAAATCCCCGAGCCACAAATCACGGCACAGGAAATTGCAAACGGCCTAAGCGTGTCGATTCTTTACACCGACGCGCTTTCCAACACCCCGCAAACCCTTCAATTTGATGTGACACCTTAATCATGGCGATTTCCACCCAAGACTTCACAACGCTGGTACGCAACCAAGTAGCTGCCATTCAAGGCGCGGCTTCTCGGCTCGTTGACCTGACGGTCGGCTCTATCCTGCGCTCAGTGGTCGAGGCCAACGCCTCGGTTGCGCTGTGGCTGCAAGGCCTCATCCTGACGCTGCTGTCAGCGACTCGGGCCTCAACGTCCACCGGCAACGATTTGGACACTTGGATGGCTGATTACGGCGTCACGCGCCTGCCTGCGGTAGCGGCAAGCGGCAACGTCACGTTTTCCCGATTCACCACGACCAATCAGGTGGTGGTACCAATCGGCGGGCAGGTGCAGACCACGGACGGCACGCAGACCTACACGGTGCAGGTGGATACCAGCAATGCGGCGTACAACGCAACATTGGGCGGCTACGTGATTGCCGCAGGGGTGGGAAGCGTTGCGGTACCGGTGCTTGCGAACGTCGCGGGAGCTGCAGGCAACGCCCAAGCCGGACAAATCAACACCATCACTCAGGCGATGCCAGGTGTGGACACGGTCATCAACCCATCGACGTTCACCAACGGCTCGGACGCCGAATCGGATGCTTCTTTGCGCTCGCGCTTCGTTCAGTACGTTGCCAGCCTGTCTAAGGCCACCAAAAACGCCGTGGCCTATGCAATCACATCGCTGCAGATCGGCGTGAGCTACACATTGGTCGAAAATGCGACCTATGCAGGCGCGGCGCAGTTGGGTTTCTTCTACGTGGTGGTCGATGACGGAAGCGGCACGCCTCCGAGCAGCTTCACCAACGCAGTGACCAATGCCATTGACGCCGTGCGACCCGTCACCTCGACATTCAGCGTGTACTCACCCGTCATCGTGACGGCAAACGTGGCGGCAACTGTCACCGTGGCGGCTGGCTACGATGCAACCGCAACCAAGGCGACCGTGAAGGCCGCAATTCAGGCCTACATCAACGGTCTTGGCTTGGGCAATTCACTGGCCTACACCCGTTTGGCTCAGGTGGCCTATGACGCCTCGCCCGGTGTCACCAACGTGTCGGGGTTGACCTTGAACAGCGGAACCACAGATGTGACAGCGACCAATAAGCAAGTAATCAAATCGGGCACCGTGACGGTGAGCTAATCCATGACCGGTGACCAACAAGACGTATTCAATCGGCTCAAGTCGGCCCTTCCACCATGGTTCGGGGATTCGTCCCCGTTCTTGGACGCGGTATTGCAAGGCCTTGCATGGGCGGGCAGCTTCATCTATTCCCTATACGCCTACGCCGTTCTGCAAACGCGCATCCTGACGGCTACGGATGGCTGGCTTGATGTGATCGCCGCCGATTTCTTCGGCACGAACCTGCTGCGCAAGACCAACCAGTCTGACGCATCGTTTCGCAATCAGATCGTCATCAACATCTTTCGAGAACGTGCGACCCGCAATGCAATCGTCAAGGTGTTGCAAGACCTGACTGGGCGCACGCCGATCATCTACGAGCCGCTGCGCGCGCGCGATACGGGCGGCTATGGCATTGCCTGCGGCTACGGCGTTGCTGGTGCATACGGCTCCAAAGTCGTCGGGCCGTTTCAAGCTTGGGTCACAGCATTTAGGCCGCTTGGAACGGGTATTCCCTATGTCAACGGCTACGGAAACCCTGCTGGTGGCTATGGCGTGCCTTCACGCGCTGTCTATGCCTCGCTCAACATGGTGCAAGGCGGTGTGAGTGACGCCGACATTTACGCCGCGATTGACGGAGTGAAACCGGTTGGCACGACAATTTGGGCACGCATTACTGGTTAACTGAGCATCGGTAAGTACAATCAACCCGCTACGCCTCTCAACGATGCGCACCCCGGCGGGTTTCTTTTTTTCTAGGAGCAAAAATGGATCGCAATATTGTTTGGCCCGGCGCTATCCCGCTGGAGACAGACCTACTCAACACCAACAAGAATGCGATGGTTTCCATTGCAAAGCTCGCCGCCGCGCTGCTAGGTAGCGGCACCACCATCAACGGCCTGTCTTGCGGTGCAACTGCTCCGGCATCCTTGCAGGTTTCCGTGGGTGCAGGCGAAATCTACGCGCTCAAGAACATTGACGACACCGCGTATTCCTCGCTGGCGGCTGACACCACGCATCAAATCTTGAAGCAAGGCATCTTGCTCGATGCGGTCACGTTGTCTTGCCCTGCTCCCGGCACCACCGGTCAAAGCATCAACTACTTGGTGCAGGCCGCATTCGCCGAAACCGACACCAACGCCACGGTGCTGCCGTTCTACAACGCAAGCAACCCTTCGCAAGCTTGGAACGGCCCGAACAACTCAGGCTCGACCAGCGTCACGACCCGCGCCGATCAGTGCGTTGTGACCGTCAAGGCCGGTACCGCTGCGACCACAGGTAGCCAAACCACGCCATCGCCTGATTCGGGCAACGTGGGCTTGTATGTGGTCACTGTGGCCTACGGTCAGACCACCATCACCGCTGGCAACATCAGCACGTATTCTGGCAACCCATCCGTGCCATCGTCGGGCATCGCTTCGGCTTTGCACAACGCCTTGTATGCCAAGAGCGTAGCCGGTGGCTCCGATGTGACATTGACCACTCAAGAAGCCGCAAATCCGATCATCGGCTTCTCTGGCACGTTGAGCGCCAACATCAACGTGATCGTGCCCGCCGCTTCGCATCAGTGGATTGTGAGCAACAACACAAGCGGCGCGTACAGCTTGACCGTCAAGACCGCAGCCGGTACCGGCATCTTGATTCCTCAAGGTCAGTCGATGATTTTGTATTGCGATGGCGTAAACGTCATTGCGGCGGGTGCAGCAAACCAATCAAGCTTTACCCCGACGCCATTTACTGCGACCGCAGGCCAAACGGTGTTCACGGTCGGCTACACGCCCGGAAACATCACAGTCGTCAAGAACGGCTCAACGCTGTCGCCTTCGGCATTCACCGCAACAAACGGCTCAAGTATCACGCTGGCAACCGCTTGCAACGCGGGCGACGTGGTAGTGGTGTACGCCTTCACATCGTTCACGGTGGCGAATGCGCTGACGCAAGCCACTGGTGATCTGCGTTACCTGCAACTAGCTGGTGGCACGCTTACGGGGCCGCTGACTCTTGCTGGCAACCCGACTAACAACCTGCACGCTGCTCCGAAGCAGTATGTTGATAGTGCTATCGCAACAGTGCAGGGCGCATTCAAGAACTTAGTCGTGTCTGCCACAGGCCTGAATGCAAACGTCAGCGTCAGCGCCGATGAAATTGTTGTCGAAAATGGAAGCAACCAATATCAGGCGCTTCGCTCTGTCAGCCTGACTATTGCAGGAACAACGACCGGCGCTAACGCACTCGACACCGGTACCATCGCTACCTCGACTTGGTACTCTCTGTGGGTAATTTGGAACGGTACAACCACTGCTGGTCTGCTCTCGCTATCTACCACGGCTCCAACGCTTCCAAGCGGCTACACGCACAAGGCTCGCGTCGGCTGGATTCGCACGGATTCAACAGCAAACAAATATCCGCTGTCGTTCAAGCAATATGGTCGCCGCGTGCAGTATTCGGTAGCAGCAGGCAGCAACGTGGCCGGATTGCCTCTAATGGCTAGTGGAGCTGCTGGTAGTACATCAACTCCGACATGGGTTGCTGTTGCCGTAGGCAATTTTGTGCCAAGCACTGCATCGGCAATAAAAGCGTCTCTTATGGGAAATGGTGTAACCGGGATATGGATGGCGGCACCTAACTCGTCTTATGGGGCGATTGGTTCTGCTTCAAACCCGCCACAAATCGCGTTTTCGTACCCTTCGGGCAATCTTGCAAATGATTCGTTTGCTTTTGAAATGTCGCTGGAAAGCTCAAATATTTATTGGGCTTCTAGTGCGGCTGGTTATTTGTCGTGTATTGGATGGGAGGACAATCTATGAGTTATGCAATTCGTAAAGACGGCAAAAGTTGGCGTGCCGTAAATTCAAAATCCGATTGCACCAAAGAAGAAACATTTTCAGAAGTGCAGCCTGATCCTATTCAGCCTGATCTGGTAGAAATGGCGGTTCAGCAACGAGAATCTGCCTACCGCGAAGAATCCGACCCGATTTTCTTCAAAGCCCAACGCGGCGAAGCCACGATGGACGAATGGAAAGCCAAAGTCGCAGAAATTAAGGCTCGATTCCCAAAGGAATAAGGCAATGATCTTCTACTCGCTTCGCGCAAGTCTCGCCGCCCGCCACTTCTCTGTGGTGGGCTACTCCCTCTCCGCTTCATTCTGGTAACACCGCATGACAGATAAAACCGAACTACTCGCTGCAATGGCGATTGATTTAACCGGCGCATTGATTCCCTACACGGGCAACACAGCGCCAGTAGGAACAGTGCTCGCAGACGGCTCACTCGTTAGCCGTACCACCTACGCAAACCTGTGGAACTGGGTGCAAAACCTGAGTGGCAACCTAGCCGCCAGCGATGCCGCTTGGGTGCCAGGTCAGTATTCGCCGGGTGACGGCTCTACGACCTTCCGTGTGCCACAGATGAACGGTCGCGTGCCTGTGGGCGCGGGTACCGGCACCATTGCCGAGGTCTTTGCCGCTGCTGCAGTCACGATTGCGACCGACCTCATCACGCTCGGCAGCAACAACACCAAGTGGGTCACGGGTATGCCGGTAGTCTTGACCACCAGCGGCTCGGCTCCCGGTGGTTTGACGGCTGGCACAACGTACTACGTTGTGCGCATCAACAGCACCTCGATCAAGCTGGCATCGTCGCTTGCCAACGCGCAAAACGGCACGGTGATCGATATCACTAGCCAAGGCTCAGGCAACCACACGATCACAACGACACTGACCGCACGCACATTGGGCGAGTCGGGCGGTGAAGAAGCGCACGCCATGAGCAGCACCGAATTGCTGGCGCACACGCATACGTTAACCATTCAAACAAACCCGAACCCCGGCGCAGGTTCAGCCGTTATGGATTCGACAGCAAGCGGCAACTCTACGCAGACAAGTAACTCAACAGGCGGCAACGCAGCGATGAACGTCATGCAGCCGTTCAACGGCGTCAACTGGCTCATCAAGGCATAAGCACCATGACAGAAACAGAAGCACGCTTAAATGCCCACGAAGCCGTATGCGCCGAGCGCTACGATCAGATCAACGCCCGTTTGAAACGGCTTGAGGGCATCTTGATGAAGACCTGCGGTTTGTTGCTGGTGTCTATGAGTGGCGTCATCTATGCATCAATTGCGCACATAAACTGAACTCAAAGATGAACTACCTCACACCGATTTTGGCGGTCTATGCCCTGTGGCTATTTTTCTTAGCCGTGATGAACCTGAAACGCGCAGCCGATGCGGGGGCACTCAGCCGCCCCGCCTACGTATTGGGTGTGCCAATCCTGTTGATTGGCTACTCGCTCGACGTTTGCGTGAACGTTTCCATCGGCACGGTGTTCTTTTTAGAGCTGCCGAATGAGTGGACGGTGACGGCCCGCCTGACGCGCTTGAAGAACCACGACGCGGGATGGCGCGGCATCGTCGCCGCTTGGGTTTGCATCAACCTGCTGGACAAATTTGACCCCAGTGGTTGCCACTGCGCGGAGGGCTGAAATGGATTGGCTTTTGCATCTTCTCACCGGCAAAGACAACAAGACTCAGGACATTGGACGCTGGCTTGCCGCGCTGATTGGCACGTCTGGCATCTTCTTCCAAGGCTGGTCTGTGATCGTGCATCACGCCGCCTTCTCGATGCAGGAATTTGGCATTGGCGCTGGCGCTCTCGCGGCTGGCGTTGGTGCCATGTTGAAACTCAAAGCTGATACGGAACCCACGCCATGAACAGTGAGCAATTGGCCCAAGCGTTGAAGATAACGCCAGCCAAAGCAGAGGAATGGCTTGCGCCATTGCAAGAGGCATTTGATCGCTTCGACATTAACACCGTTGCACGTCAATCGGCATTCATTGGTCAGTGTGCACATGAGTCGGTCAATTTCACCGCGCTTGCTGAGAACCTAAACTACAGCGCAGATGGCTTGGCGAACACATGGCCCGCACGCTTTGCTATCAAAGGCGCTGACGGCAAGCCTGTCAAGAACGAAAAGGGGCGATACAGCCCCGACGAACATGCTTGCGCCATCGAGCGCCAACCTGAAAAAATCGCAAATAGCGTCTATGGCGGGCGCATGGGTAACGGCCCTGAGGAATCTGGCGACGGGTGGAAATACTACGGGCGCGGCCTGATTCAATTGACTGGCAAGGTCAATTACCAAGCTGCATCCGACGCCTTGGGCGTGGACTTTGTGAGCAGTCCCGAGTTGGTATCAAGCCCGCGCTATGCGGCTTTGACGGCTGGTTGGTTTTGGAATATGCACGGCCTCAACGAGCTGGCAGACGCCCGCGACAACACCACCATCACAAAGCGCATCCAAGGCGGCTCGCTTGGTCTTGATGACCGCTTGGCGAAGACAGACGCCACTTTTTCGGTGCTTTCAGCATGAAGTTTCTTGAACCGTATTTGACCTATATCAAGATGGCTGCGATTGCCGCCGCCATCGTGTTTGCCGCTTGGTTTGGGCGGCACTACACGGTGATGCAGTACGAGGAAGACATTGCCGAGCAGAACAGGCAGATTGCCGACCTAAAGACCCATCAAGCCGAGGAAACGGTGAAGGTGGTCACAAAGTACGTTGACCGCGTGCGCGTGGTGCGCAATCAAAGCCAGAAAATAGCCTCGGAGGTATCAACCAATGTCCCGCCTACTGCTGACGCTCTGTGCGTCATTCCTGCTGGCTTCGTGCGCGTCCACAACGAAGCTGCAACCGGTGTGCCCGATGCCACCGGAAATCTTGATGAGGCCACCAGCGGAGTTGCGCTCTCTACCGTCGCCTCAACCGTTGCCGACAACTACGGCACCTGTCACGAAACCGCAGAGCAACTGAAAGCGTTGCAGGACTGGATACGGTCCACCCATCCCCAGTGAAGCGGGTTATTTCTTCCGCTTGAACTTCAATATTCCGGGGCGCACACGCGCACCCGCGACCACTTGCGGGGAAGTTGGCAAAATCCAACTGCCCCCGATCTTCTTGGCACCCACCACGCGGCCTTCGGCACATAGCGTGCGCATTCGGCGCTCAGTCACCCCTAGTTTTTTTGCCGCGTCTTTGAGCGAAATCATTGCTTTCCTTTTTTTGTGCTCAACTATACCGCAAACGGAAGCCTTGTATAATTTTCGCAGCGCCATGACGCATGAGGACTAGGGACGGGTTAGCGCCGTCCTGCTTTTATGCAGAGCTACACGGACAACGCTGCTTTATGCGAGTAGTCCTCAGTCGTGATGGTGATAAGCGAAATCAATAGCAAGACCGAGTGACCGGAAACGCTCGGAGGCGCGAAACAAACTAGCTGGATCGGGCTATCCGAACGTGTGGAAGCGACGCGAGTACGCCAACGGGTCAATGAAAACAGTACCGGCCCCACACGATGCCGCAGGATCATCCCCTGCACCATCAACCACTGCTACGGAGTTGCTATCTGAGAGCCGCGCTACGTGACGAATCAACCGGTTAAGCGCTCCATCTATCCATTGAACTACGGGGAGGTGATGGGGTTGGCGGTGGTTGCCGCCTGTTGGCTCTGGTGGTAAACGTCAAATAAATCCGGGCCTTATATCAGCACTTCGATTTACGACAATCAACGCAAACTTGCCTCACTGCTACCAAAACTGCTACCGTAGCAGTTATGGCGTCAATCCTGAAAGTGAAGGGCCTGTGGCGTGCGCAGGTCCGTAAGGCGGGTCATGCTAGCACAGCACAGTCATTTCCTACTCGGGCCGAGGCGCTGAAATGGGCGCGAAAGGTTGAGGCCGATTTCGACAAGGGAAAGCCCCTCAAACCGTCCGAAGTCACCGTGTCGGACATGATTGCCCACTATCGGCAAGCGCGGGAAAAGTCAGGCCGTCCGATCAATCCGAAGTCCAACGAGCATTACATGCTCAACAACCTGGCTGCAGCCTTCCCCGGCGAAAAGGTCGCCACCCTCAAATCGCAGCGCATCGTGGCCTACGCTCAGGCCCGCCGAAAATCCGGTGTCGGCGGCTACACGGTCAACATGGAGATTTCCAAGCTCGGTACCGTCATCCGGCATACGTCAAGCCTGCTCGATCTTGACCTACCGGATTGCATCGGCAAGGCGAGGCCTCTGCTGCATCACCTGCACCTCATTGGGCAGGGTGGGGAGAGGGACAGACGCCCAACGGCTGACGAAATCGGGCGTTTGTTCGCGTGGTTCGCCGCCAACCCACAATACGGCCTGCCCATGGTCGATGTGGTCAAGGTCGCCATGCAATGCGCCCTGCGGCGCGGCGAGGTATTCCGCATCCTGTGGTCAGATTTGGACATTGAAAAGCGGCTGATCTTGGTGCGCGACCGCAAAGACCCGCGCCGTAAGGTCGGCAACCATGAGCTTGTGCCTTTGGTGGGCGATTCGCTCGACGTGATCATGCGCCAGCGGCGTGTAGATGTACGAATCTTCCCCCATGAACCCGGTACCGCGTCCAAGTATTTCAAGTGGGCTTGTGACGCCTGCGGCATTAAGGATTTGCGGCTGCACGACCTGCGCCACGAGGCGACGAGTGCGCTGTTTGAGGCCGGTTGGAACGTGCCCGAGGTCGCCGTGGTGACGGGCCACAAGGATTGGCGCAACCTCAAACGGTACACCAACCTTGACCCGGCAAAGGTCGCCAAGAAGGGGCAGAATGCAGGGTAAATGACGCCCGACAACAAAATTGCCAAGCGTATGTTTGTGTCTGCCCAACAGTTTGAACGGGCCGCGAGTCTGCTAGAGAAAAACATCAGCGTCAAAAACTATCACGCCGGGTTGGGCGTTCAGCCATTCATCACCTGCGGTACCTTCGCGCTTGAGTTGCACCTGAAATGCCTGCTTGCCATTGCCACCGGGAATCACGTCACAGGCCACAGGATGACGGTTCTATTCGGCAAGCTGCCACGCGCTGACAAGGACGGCATTTTGGCGCACATTCGCAAGGTATATCGTGACCAGTCCGTGCCTCTCTCTTTTATAGATGATCGGCTCAAGCTGATGGACAATGCCTTTGTCGAGTGGCGGTATTTACATGAGGCCAAGAAGATAAGCATCGACAGTCGGTTTCTTGGGCGCATGATTTGGGCTTGCCAGCAGCACACCAGAACGCTGCGGCCTAAATGGTTCGCTAACTACCCATAGAAAAGCCAATTCGCCTCGACCCCGCAAGCCTTGGCGATGCGCTCGACGCGCTTTTTCCCCGGTCTTTCACCATTGACGACGATCTTTCGCATGGCTGAGTAGTCGATGGCGGCGAGCTTTGCTAGCTGCGTCACCCGCGACGGCTTCCGCCCGCGCCCCTCGCGCACGTCGATTGGTGGCAGCTTGCCCATGGCGGTTTTGAGTCGGTCAGAAAATGTCATGCTTAGTACCGCTGGTAAATGCCGCAATTCGTGCATAGGTGGCCTTCTGGCGTGAGATAGAACAGTTGGTTGCCGCAGTTGCATTCGCGCACCAATTCGCCTGTTGCAGGGGCAAAAGGGAACTTGAACAGGCCTTTCATCGTTTTGCACTCGGGGCATTCAAGCTGCACCGTTCCGGTTGGCGCAACAGCTACCCACTCGTGGCTGCATTGAAGACAGAACGCGTTGCCGTGCGCGTGCTGTTCACGCTTGGGGAATAGCTCGACAACTGTCATGCTGCGTCTTTCTGCTTGCAGTCGTCGTGGGTTCGGTCTGCGTACATCAGCAAACCGATCACCATTCCGCACTTTGTGCACTTCCAACTCATGTAGGTATGATTCGGACAGTCTGGACAAGCCATTTTGCGAGACTGACAAGCGCCAAGCTCTGCGCATGTTCTTTCGCTCATGCGTTCCCCTTGATGCCGTGGGCGGCAGGAATAGGCATCCAATGACATTCCCATGTGTTGAAGTCACGTTTAGTCACTCCCGCGCCATACTGAAATGACCCGCCTGTGTGTCGTCCGTAGTACGTCTTACCGCCGTGGCAAAACAAAACAGGCTCGCCGATGTGTGGCAAGAATTGCGCTTGTGTTTTGTCGTTTGGGTCAATCCACAGCGGCTTGCGTTGTTGTGGCCTGTCGAACACTGGCTCTGCGTCCTTGATGCGTGTCCTCCAGTCGCTGCCGCTACCGCTGTCGATGTATTTGTAGCCGTACCCGTCGAAGTCGTAACGCATCGCCACAGGCTCATCCTGTGGAGTTGAGGTGAGTATTTGTCCACGCTCGCTTTTCTCGTACGTACCACTCTTGATAATCTCACCGCACTCTTCACACGTTTGTTCCCATGTAAGATTTGAGTAGTGCGTCATTTTTTGATTTGAGTGATCGCATTCAAAAGTCGCATTAAGTAGTTTTTCCATTGCGTTTCTATTCATGGCTGCTCCTTAATGCCGTGGGCGTCTTCGATGGCTCTGGCAAACTTTAAAACAATATATTCGTCTTGAATGCGAACTGTTTGATTTAGAGCTTTTCGATATGCTTCAAAAATGTGTTCTTGATGAAGCGGCTCGCGTTGTTGTGGTGTGGTGTAGAGAGGCTGAACGCCGCCATCGCTCATGAAATGCTTTGCTTCTGCAACACGCTCACCATCATCGGAATAAACCCACTGCTTCCAATACGGCGCAGGCATCCAGCGCCACGCCACAGGCTCACCCTGCTCTTGCTTTTCTTCTGCAAGGGCTTTCTCGATGCACTCGGTGACATAGTCATCAAATAACGCTTTAATGACTGCTTTATCGGTGTTTGGTTTGCTGCATTTGCCGCCAGTGACATGGTCGATCAAGGCAGACAAGCCATCCAAGACCATGTGGTAATCAGACATTTCAGCCTCTACGCGCTCGGCTGTCCAACCGTCTGGGTAAACACCTTGCCAAAACTCTGCGGCTGGCTGCTCTTGCTTGGGTGGTGCATCACAAACAGAACAGCGGTTTTCCCATCGCACTCCGTGGTCACACCGTTCCTTGTAACCTTCCAGCGTCACAGGCTGCTTGTTTGATTGTTTCTGTCTCATGGTGATTCCTTGATGCTGTGCAGCGCCTCGATAGCGCGTGCGAATTCCACGGGGCCGCTATGTTTTGCGTATAGGTTGCGAATGACTGACGCCTTCAACGGCTTGCGAATGAGGTGGTTGGCGTTCTCGCTGTGCACGATCACGCCCCTGTCATCGCGCACCAGCTTGACGTAGGAAATGGTCACGTCATTCATGGTTGCCTTCCACGTCGAATGGGTCAGCCAGCGCATCGCGCAGCCACCACAGCATCACGCCGACAAAGAGCACGATGCTCCCGAAAATCAGCGCCAGCAGAGTTAGCAGGCTTCGTGTGTCGTCGTTCATATTGCTGGTTGCTCCTTGAGTTTGTTTCCGCGCTTGTTCACGCATACGAGTTTGCCGCTGTCCGTGTAGACGAACCACGCATTCGGGCCACCGATGGCGGCGCACAGTCGGTATGCGGTGGCGTCCGTTGGGCGCGGCGTTAAGGCTTCTATTTTCATCGCGTGCCCGTCAAGCATGTAGGCGCTGCCCACGGCGACGATAACAGCGGCGGCAATCAGCCAGTCAATAAGTCGTTTCATTCGATACCCCTTTCACAGATCGCCGGTCATTGCCAAGGCGTGATTGATGATGTGCAGCGGGTACCTGACACCGGCACGCACTGCGTCGAGAATTTTGTGGGCATGATCGCGGCTCATCGCATCAGCCCCAAGAACGGATTGCCAGAAAGATTCACCCAAGACTTGCCAGCACGGATACGGCAAATCACGGTCTTGTCAACGCCATATTTGGCGGCTTCCTCGCGGCTTGGACGGTTCGACAAACGGATGGCGTCTGCAATTTCCTGCGTTAGCTTTGCCGATGTTGCGCGTTTGTGGGCCTGCACCTTGGCTGCACGCAACGGGTTGCCTGCCGCTTTCTTTGCAATGCGGACGCTGAACTTTTGCTTTGTGAGGTGTTTGAGGTGGTTTGGATATACACACGCGGGGTTGTCGCACTTGGTCACGATGTAGCCGCCCTCTGGGTAGCCGCGCTCAAGCAAATCGACAAACAGGCGGCGCACGGAAATCATCTTCCCGCCATGGCAAACCTGCGGCACCTTGTTGCCGAAGTAGCCTTGCCATTCCCAACAGTCGCCGACTTCAATCGTGCGAGCTTGCAGGCTTTCGGGCGTGTGGTATGTGATGCGGCGGGTCATGCTTGGCCCTTTGCACGGATGCGTTCAAGAAAGTCGGCGTGCGAAATTTGGCGTCCAGTTGCTTTGTCAATGATGATTTCACCGCTGCCAATGACGCCATCTTTGGAGCGCAGCCCATGTGTCCCGCTGCCTCCGCAGTTTGTGCAGTTGTACCCGTTGTCTAAGATGCCGTAGCCATTGCAGCGCGGGCATGTACGAAAATCGAATTCGCTCATGGTTCCTCCGGTTCTAGTTCTTCTTTGCGCCCGCAGTCGTCGCACTGTCCATAGTTCCAATGCGGCTGGCGGTACATAGGTCCACCACACGCGGGGCAAGTCCATTCATCGTCGTCGTCGTTCATGCGGCACCGCCTTCTTTTCGGTAGTCATCCCAGTTGTTAGGCAGTATCAAATCCACGTGCTCACCGAAGTGCTTGTCAAAGGTTTCGACCAAATGGCGGTAGTCACCTGACATCATTTCCTTTCGGATAGGCTCGAAATCGATATTCATCGCGCGAGCCAAATTGCTGCCAATACCAAGCACGCTCCACGCGTTGCCTTCCGGCCCATTCAAGTCAATGACGTGCTTGCGTGCAGGTTTACGTGCGACTAGGGTCATACAGCACCCCCTTCGGTGTCATCAGACGGCAGGTGTTTGATGCTTTGCTCGGCTGGTTGGCGTGCAGGGCGCACACCCACCACCATGTCGTAGTGCCCAATCTTCAACGGCTGGCGTGGCTGTGTTTCGATGGTGAGAACCAATCCGCACTCGCGTGCCAGTTCAACGAGGGCCACCGCCCGGCGCAAGATCACGTCGCGGTTTGTTTCTTCACTCATGCTTGTTCTCCTGTCGCTTTGGCGATGGCGGCGCGGGCTTCACGAACTGCTTTCCAGCCGGTGACTAACCCCTCACACATCGGGCAAGTCTCTGCCATGTGGTTGCACCCGAAAGTTTTTGGCTTCTCATCGTGGTCGGTGGAATGGCTGTGGAAGCGGTCTACCATTCCTTGCAGAGCATCCAACAGCTCAGGCGCTGCGGCGATCAGGTTGACGTTGTTGGCACCAAAACCCCAGACTGTCGCAAACCCAACCGAAGAATTTGGGTTGTCTGAAATATCAATGCAGGCCGCTTCGGGGTGCTTGCGAATAAGCCACGGCCCCGGTGTGTGTTTCGTGGTCATGCTCAAGCCCTCCAAACAAACAAGTCGAGGGCGGTGACGATAAAGCCAGCGGCGCACACAAGTGAAAATGCCCAAGCCTTGATCTTGGCGCGGCGCATTTCGCGCAAGCGGTTCTCGATGGTGGGGATGTAGTTTTGGCGGTGTTGACTGAATTGCATTTGTCGTTTCTCCTGTTGTCGTTGAGTGGCTTTACTATACCGCCAACGGAATAGAAAACGACAAAGGAGCCGAGAAATACCCTGAAAATATTTCTATCGGCCCCTCGGTGGTGTTAGCTTTTACCTATTGCGGTGCTTCGGCTGGCTGTTCGCCTGAAACCCAACGATTCACAGCTTCGACGTTCACCCAAAGGTTGCCATCGGGCGCGATCTTGGTGTGCACGCCGTCGATGAATTGCCCCTTGCGGCGCTTCGCGTGAACGGCATCGCTGGTGTCGCCGGTCTGCTCGCAGTAGTGCTTCAATTTGACCCACTGGCTCATTTGGCCTCTCCTTGTCCTGTTGAACCGAAACCTCCAGAGCCGCGCTCGGTGCTGCTCAGTTCGTCAACCTCAATGAATTCCACGGCTGGAACCGGAACGATCATGGCCTGCGCAATGCGGTCGCCCTTGTTCACGATGAAATACCCCTGTTCGTCTTGCGTGAGCTTCACCATCACTTCGCCGCGATAGTCGGCGTCGATCACGCCCACGCAGTTCGACAGCCTGACGCCATGCTTGAAGCCGTGACCGCTGCGCGAATAGATCATCATGGCGTAGCCTTCGGGAATTTCAACGGCTAGGCCCGTGCGAAGCGTGGTGACGCTTTGGGTGCTATCCAGCGCCGTTTCGCTGTCGAAAAGTGCGTGCAAGTCAAAGCATGCCGCGCCCTTGGTGGCGTAGCGCGGAATGATTGCGTCAGGGTGTAGTTTTTTGATACTTAGTTTCATATCTCCATCTCCCCGCCCAACACCTCAATAAGCCCATTCAAGAGGGGCTGCATTTCTCCAGCAATGATGGTCATGTCTGCATCAAAACCATCTTCGTGGCCTTCGCCGGATTGGTCTTCAAACACCACGTCAAGGAATTGCACTTTCTTGAGCGTCATCGCCTCGGTCAGCACAAACGATGTTCGGGCGTTGTAGGTCATCGCCAACTTGGTGGGCAACTTGCCGCTTTCTACGTGGGCCTTAACCTCGTCAATGTCCAGCGGGTGACGGCCATACTTAACCACGGCTTTGCTTTCATCAGCCGCCTTTAATTCGCACTCGCGGTCAATGCTGAAACCGTGGGGTGGCTCCTGTTCAATGAGCCAATTAGCCATAGAGGTTGCTGGCGATTTGTTGGTGTTGATAAGCGTAACCACAAGTCCGTCGAAAGCACGAACGAGCATAGTTATGGCGTCGTCCGCTTTGGATTGGTTAGATGCGTCTATCAACAAAAAGCCATCCTTGGTGAACATCACTGTGGTGGCTGTGCGCTTGGCAAATGCGTGCGGCAGGAGGGCAAGTTTCATGTCTTCCTTGATTTCCCGCATTTCTTTCTTGCTAGGCTTGCGGCCCTCGTTGTGATTGATTTCGCGGGCACGCTCCGCCGCTTTGCGCGTGAGCACATCAGTTGGGACGCTCTTTGTCTCCGTCAGGAGTTTCAGAATGGAGTTGCCGCCAATTACTTCGATAAGCTTTCCGTGTGCCTCGCGTGGCGGCACCCATCCCAACGATTTTTCTTGAGTTGATCCACAGGGCACGAATTCATCGAGGGTTGGCGATATGTCGTTGTCGGGCTTTTTAAAGCGGTAAATGATTATGTTCTTGAACATGGGTTTCTTTCGTTACTTCTTTGTGCTGCGTCAAAATGGAATGTCGTCGTCCATGTCGTCAAAGCCGCCCTTCGCGGGTGCTGGCTGACGCTGTGGTGTTGGTTGTTGCTGGCGCTGTGCGGGTGCTTGGCGCTCGCCATTTTCGGAGCCTTCACGCCCACCAAGCAACTGCAGCTCAGTCGCAATGATTTCGACGGTGTTCTTTTCCACGCCCGTGGTCTTGTCGGTGTAGACGCCATATTTCAAGCGGCCCTCGACGTAGATCGGCTTTCCCTTCTTGACGTACTCGCCCGCGATTTCAGCCAATCGCTCGTAGAAGGTGACGCGGTGCCATTGGGTGTCCTCGATGACTTCGCCGGTTTCACGGTCTTTGCGGCGGCTTGATGTGGCAATGCTGATGTTTGCCACGGCCTTGCCAGAGGCCATGTAACGCAACTCAGGGTCGCGCCCGCAGTTGCCTACCAAGATGACTTTGTTTACTGATGCCATTGCTTGCCCCTTAGTTGGAAACACGAGCTAGAACACGCTCAAGTTGTGGCTTCGACAGACTGCCAAGCATTCGATCAACGCTTTGGTGGCGAGGCATCCGGTGGAAGGCATCGCCTCCCAATACGGCATTAATGGCGTTCGTCACCAAGATTGGATTTGCGCGTGTTTCCCGCTTGATTGCGCGAACGGGTCGAATGGTGATGGTCATAAGCTTTCTCTCTTTCTTAGTTATCGAACATGTCGATGGTTTTTGGGTCACGGTTTTGATTTGAATAGCGGCCCATGAATCGTAGGCGGCTACCCTTTGTAATCTTGGTAACGAGCAACCCTGCACGCTTGGCGCACTTTGGGCCAATGGCCTCGTTTCCAATGTAGACGGCTGGCATGGTCTTGCGACCACACAGCGCACAGATTGTCCTCATGCTTGTAGCCTCTCCACGGTCACGCCGAGCGCGTCGAGTTCGTCCATCTTGCGCAGTGCCCATGCTCGTTTTTGACCGTGCCATCCCATAAACGGCCCTTGGTGGCACTCTTTGCAAAGCGCCACGCATGTGTAGGCTGATGATTGCTTGATGTGGTGCGCGTCGCTTGGTGGCGGTGCATCACATACACTGCAAGGCAGGTCTTTCACTTTGGCAATGTAATCACGCTCGGCTTGAGTTGTTTTTTTGTTTTTTGATTGCATTGATCGCTAAACCTCAATTCCAAGACCAGCGCAGAAGGCCAGCGTGTACTCAATCAGGCTAGAGCCGCGCTTTTTGCTCATTAGCGCCGTGCTCTCTCTGATGTTGACAAACTCGCCTTCGATGCCGGGGACAATTTCTGCGTCTTCTTTAGTTGCTACTGCATGGCCTGAGACAAGCAAGACCTTCCACTGCGCCGCTGTGCGAGGCTTACCCGCCCACTCAGCTTTTGCCTTAGCAAGGTCGGTGCAGATCGCGTGAAACTTCGCATTTTGGTCAAGCGTGCGGGTTTTCTGGCTGATCGTGACCATGTAGTCATCGGGCGCAGTGCGCACGGCGTCCACGGCGTTTTGACGCGCCGCTTGATGCACCAGCATGAAAACCCGCTTCATCATGCCTCAGCGGTTTCTGCCGGAAACTTGGTGAAGGCCAGTTGCTTGATGTGCTGACCGAAGAACTTGCCAATCGACTCGCTGGCAATGAACGCGTCGTAGGTTTCCTTGGGCACGTTCGGGTAGTGGTAGATCGCGCCCGCGCCACGGGTAAAGGTGACGGCGAGCGTCTGTGTGGCCTCGTCGTAGCCGATGGCTTTGACCTGCGAGGATTCGACAGGCTTGAGTTCAATGTGAGGGCGTGGCGCGTCGGTGTACGCTGCTGGCTCTATGTAGGTTTTGGTCATGGTTTACTCCTGAGGGTGGTTGAAATTGTGGTTAGGCCGAACGGCTGGCGAGTTGCTTTTCTTCGTAGACGCGCACGCCGTCGATCTTCATTGTTTCGCGCATGGCCTTCGCCATTTGGTTGAGCGCGGAGGTGTTCACATCGAGCAGGTTGAGGAATTGCGGGTTGGCGGCAACGAAGGCCACCAGCGCGGCTTTGTCGGTGCACTCGGCCTTCCACGCACTACGCATTGAAACGCCGGACACCTTGGCAACGGCTGGCGCTGCGACTGGCGCGGTCATCACTTGCGCGGTGGCGGCGAGGCTGGCGGCTTCAATGGCTGCTTCGGCTTGCACCTCGGCGGCTTTCTCGGCGTCCCCTGCTTCGATCAGCTTGGCGGCTTCGGCTTGGGCTGCGGCTTCACGCTCGGCGGCTTCTTTGGCAATGCGGGCTTGCTCGGCGCGAATCGCGGCCTCTGCCTTGCGGCGTTGTTCGGCGGCGATGCGCTCTTGCTCCGTGGTGTAGCCGATCATCTTGCGTTTGATGATCGCCTCGGCTTGTTCAAGGTATGCGCCAGGTGCGCGAAACAGGTCGTTGACAGCTTTAAGCGCCTTGTTGATCGGGCCGGTGATGGCGGTGCGCTGTTCTTCAAGCGTCTTGGCCTTGGACTTGATCGCTTTCAGTTCGTCGGCTGCGAGGTCGTAGGTTTCCTGCGAATCGATGACCATCGACTCGACCATTGCCAGCGCGGATTGTGCGCGGGTGTTGAGTTGGTTCGCGTCGGGCGCGGCGATTGTCGCCAGCGGCGCGAAGATGTTTTCTGTTGTCACTTGTGTTGCTCCAAAAATGAGGTGATGGTGATGAGAGATACAAAAACGGGCCAATCTGTGCTGGCCTTCCATTCGATCAGGCGGTAGGTGCCGTCAGCGCGAAGCTGCACGGTGCCGCGCCGTGATTTTGGTTTGCCGCGTCCATTTGCATAGGCGGCGGTTTGGATGCCCCAAACGGGGTGTGATGCGGCGGCAGTCTTAATGTCCAGCGTCCACTCGTCGCCCTCCATGAGGCCTTCGCGGTCGAGCGTGCCAGCGTAGGCAAGCGCGGGGTGGTAGAACATCTGCTCAATCGCGCTCCATGCTGGTTTCTTCTCAGCCATGAACAGACGCCAGCCGTTGACGTAGCCTGCGATTGCAGGGTCTACGCTGTCCTCATCGAGAATGCCCTTGTCGAGGTATTCGCAGGCCAAATGCACGGCGGTACCGCGCTGTGATGCGGCCTCAAGCACATCGGTAGGCACGCCGTCGAAGTTGTGCAGGGTCTTGAGCAGGCCAGTCACACCCGGCACGCGCTTGCCGTGCCAATAGTAGGTGTGCGTGGCTTCGTCAAACGTCAGCATGATTACGCCGCCATCAAGTGAGCTTTGACGGTATCGAACTGCTCGGGCGTGATCGTATCGAGGGATTCAACGCCCTTTTCTTTGAGCACGGAATCAACCTCAAGGCCAAGCGCCTTGCACTTGTTCTCAATCCACTTGAGTTGGCCTGCGGCGACTGGCTTGGGTGCGGCATCGGTCTGGGTGGTCTGCTTTTGCTCAACCGTCTGCGCGGCTTCGGTCTTGGGCTTGGGCATAGCCACGCGGGGGGTCGCTTCGGCCTCGATGGTTTCGCCGTCGAACAATGCTTTGCCTTCCATTTCTTCTGCGGTGGCCTCTGCGCCGATTTCGGGGAATGCCATGCGCAAGGCTTGGGCTTGGGCGCACTTGGCAAGCTGACCGTAGGGGCGCTTCTTCCACATTGCGTTTGGCGCGGTGGTGTCCTTGCCTGCGGTGGCGTAGTTCTCTTTCCATCGCTCAACGGCGGTGAAGTCAGCGGTGACACCGTCAGGCAATCGGCGCTTGACTGTGACCTTGCACCACTGTGGGTAGGTGATTTCAACGCCGCCAACCTTCTCGGTCACGTCAGGGCCAAAAATCGGCTCATCGATGCCGCCGTACGCGTTGGAGCGTGCAGCCTGAGTGCGGTAAAGGCCAATACCGGGCATCACCACGTCGCGCATCGACTTGGTGTTCTTGTCCCACATGGGGACGATGTGCACGGGCTTTTGCATCGGGTCTAGGCCAGCGGCTTTGCAGTAGCCCAAGACCATTTTGATGCTCGTGACTTGAGCACCGGGATACAGACTGGTGGCTAAGACTTCAATAAGCTCGGCTTCGCTCATCTGCAGCGCGGGCAGCATTGTCGTTTCCTGTGTAGTGATTGCGTTCAAGGTTTACTCCTGAGGTTGGTTGTGTTTATGCAAAGAGGGATTCGATTTCGTTGACCGCTGCAGCTTTGGCAATTGCTTGAGCAGCAAGGCGTGCGGCGCGTTCTTGGGCTTCTGCCAACATTTCGCGGGCTTCCTCAACGCTGATTTTTTCGACGCCGTTGTGAGGAACGAATTTGTAGAGTTGTGTGCCTGCTTGGTTTGTCAGGATGTAGGCATCAGGCATGTAGTCGCCGGGTGTTGCAACTGCAGCCTTCACGACCAATGAGAGGAAGCCAACTTTCACTGTTGCGCCGACTGTCCAGTTTTGTTTTGTCTTGGTGATCATGCTGTTACTCCTGAGGTGTTTCGTTGTCGATGGCTTAACTATACCGCAATCGGAATAGAAGACAGCCAACGACAACAAATATATTTCTAATGGTTTGCGAAACGTCATAGGTTTTGGCTATTGGCTTTGATTGTCTGCGGTCTGCCGACTATATCCAAAAATCAATACTTCGCCAAGCCAAAAATGGCTAAATGGAAACGATAGGCGAAAAAAAACCCGGCATCAGGCCGGGTTATTGGTACGTGGAAAGGGCTTACTTGATGTTGATGACTTCTGCCAGCGGGTGTTTCGATTTAGCGCGGCTGGCGAAGGTGCGCAGCTTGGTCTTGATGCGCGTCAACACGGCATTGATGGGCAATACATGCTCAGGCTCGACATTGACTGCGCGTGACCTAATGTCGCCATCTTCCGTAACCATGACGCAAATGCACGCGACTCCCTGTCGGTTAGGTTGACAGTCGATTTCTCCTATGCAGCCCTCACGCACGATCATCTTGCGTTCATTGGTTGCCGCCCAACTTCCGGGCACGGCGTGGATTTGTATTACCTGCGTCTTTCTTTCCATGGTTCCTCTGTCGTGATGCTGTTGGTGAACGGCCTGCCGCCCTGCGCATAGCTTGTTGCATGGCGGGTTGGGCCGGGTGTTCTTCATTGAAACTGAGTGTGGATTGTTGAGCCAAAGTGAACTCAATGAACGCAACAATCTTTGACTGTTCTGCCTCGGGAAGCGCACCTACTTTTTGCAACGCAACACTCATGCCCGGTGAAAGCATTTCAACAGGGTCGCGTCCGAATGCTTGTGCAATTGCATCAAGATTGTCGATGTTGGTACCGGTGCGTGCGCGAAGTATGCGGCTGATGCTGGACTGACCAATACCTGTCTTCTCTGACACCTTCACCTGAGTGTCGAGGTCGGGCCGCGCTTTCATCCATGCGCGTAAGGCCTCTGCAACGCGCTCTCTGATCGGCTTTGCCATCCGGCGAAGCATATCCAAATCCAAATAGAAATACTAGGGATTCCCCGATTTTGCATAATAGCCAAAAATGGATATATACTCACCACAGAAACAACAAGCAAGGAAGTGTGATGAGTACAGCAGAACGCGTGCGCCAAAAGTTGATCAAGACGGGCGCAACACAGGTGCAGATCGCGGCATCGACTGGCATAGGACAAGCCAGCGTCAGCCGATTTTTGCGAGGCCAAGGTGATGCCAAAGTCACCGTGGTGGACAAGATGGAGGCCTTTGCTGACCAGCAGCTTGAAATCATCAAGCGTGCGAAGCGTGCCGAGCTTCGGGTGAAGGACGCGGGATGAACTATTACCCGTTCCACATCGGGGACTATGCGGCGCACACAGCGCACCTTAGCCCCATTGAGGACATTGCATACCGACGTTGCATTGACCTTTACTACCTCCATGAGAAGGCTTTGCCGCTTGATTTGGCAGAGGTGGCCCGCCTTATTCGTATGCGTGACCACGCCGACACCGTGGCGGCTGTTGTGCGCGAATTCTTTGCTCAAGGCGTTGACGGTTGGTATCACGACCGATGCAACGACGAAATCGAGCGTATGCAGGACAAGCAGATTAAAGCCAGAGCGTCGGCTCAAGCATCGGTCAACGCCCGCAGAGCGAACGCTCAACGTCCGTTAAACGAACGCTCAACGGACGCTCAACAAGACGCGCAAACGGATGTTGAGCTACCAACACCAACACCAACACCAACACCAACACCAAAAGATACCCCCCCTACCCCCCGCAAGCGGGTGGCGGCTGCAAATCGCTTTGATGATTTCTGGTTGGCATGGCCCAAGGGCGAGCGAAAGCAGGACAAGGCCAAGTGCCTTGACCACTGGAAACGAAACCAGCTTGACGAGAAGGCCGAGGCGATCTTGGGCGACGTGCGAACGAAGCGGGGCACCAAGAAATGGGCCGAGGGCTTTGTGGAAGCTCCGTTGGTCTACCTGCGCGGCAAGCGCTGGCTTGACGGCGTAGTGCCTGAGGCTGATGGCGGCGCAGAGCCGATGGACTGGCGTGAGACAGCCAAGGGCATTCGTGCCAAGGGCATTGAAATCGGTGTCGGTGACTGGAATGAGCACGACCTGAGCGCCAACCGAGAGCATTTCCCTGCTTACCGTGCACGGGTTGAGAGGCGCGTTTTGGAGTTGGAAGGCGGTGCGCCCGACAAGGCCGGACAAAAGCGCGTAGCTGAACTCATTGCGGGTGTTGCGCGGTGACCGAGTGCATCGCCTGCAAGCGTTTCAACCTGCGCGATGCAAAAGCCATGGCCTCGCTTGGGTTTGGCTGCTGCGAGTTGCAGCCGCGAAGCGTTTACAAGAGTGCGGTCTACCCGAGGGAGTGCACGCACTTCATCCAAGAAAAAACAGAAGCCGTCACGACACGGCGCGAATGGTTAAGCAGTAAAAGGAGCAAGACATGACCCACAAGACACAATCGGAACGAATCCTCGACCACCTGAAATCGGGGCGACAATTGACCCAGTTTGAGGCATTGCAAGACCTCGGCATCATGCGGCTGGCATCGCGCATCAGCGACCTCAAGCGCGACGGACATAGGATTGAGAAAAAAATGATTGAAGTGTTCAACCGATTCGGCGAGGGCTGTCACGTTGCGAGCTACACGCTGGTGACGCCAACCAAAGAAGCACAGGAAAGGCTCGCGGCATGACCTACAAGCCAAAACAGCCACCAGTGCGCCCCGGCTCGCAGGACGCATTCACCAAGCCGTCATTGGTGAACGGCAAACCTATTCCGCACAAACCGCCACATGGTGGCCCCGTGGGTCAACTCAAAGATCGAAGGAATCACACAAATGATTGAGGTCATCGTGGTGGCGTGGCTGGCCCTCGCAGTGGGTTTTATTGTCGGTGCGTGGTGGGCGACACGCCCGAGGTCAGAAGATGAAGTTGAAAGATTGAGCGAATGAGCGAACATGACACCCAATCGGCATTCTTTGAATGGGCGAACTATCAGCGGTTTCCGGGCATTGAGTTGTTGCACGCGACACCAAACGGCGGTGCACGCCATCCAGCCGTCGCAGCAAAGCTGAAAAAGGAAGGCGTCAAAGCTGGCGTCCCCGATGTATCGTGGCCCGTTGCCCGTGGTGGGTATGTGGGCCTAGCCATCGAGTTCAAGCACGGCGACGGCAACCCGAGCAAGGAGCAGCGCGAGCGCATCGACCGGATGCAGCAAGAAGGCTGGATGGTAACGGTTTGCTGGTCTTGGCAGGCTGCAGCCCGTGTGATGCAAGGCTATGCAGGCATGTTGAAGTTGGAGGCCGCGCATGGCATTTGATTCACATCAATATCGTGACCCTATGTTGGTCCTTGAGGCCAAACAAATGCGCGAGGCGCGGTTTGCCAAGAAAAGCGGGTGCATGGGCTGCGTCCATAAATCCGAGTTGTGGGGCATGGCGTATTGCAAGTTGAGCAACACCAAACCGGGCATCGTCAACATGCGCCGCTGTGGTCAGTACCAAAACACGGGGGCGCGATGAACAAGGCGATTTTCAAGAGCACGAGCCAAGCGGTTCATTTTTCCTTCATCATGGAGTCGCTTGAGGCATCTAGCGAAAGCGTCATGGCGAAGATGCTGCGCGAACACCTCATGTCGTTGGGTCTTTGGAAATCGGAACCTGGCAGCATCAACTTCGGCGGCTTGACTTCGCTTGAGATTCGCGGGCAATGCGCCATGATTCGCGCCTCGTGCCGTACCAAGCTGTTCGGCCCCGAGTTCTGGGTGATCGTTTCCCGCTACGGCATGGTCAAGGTCGGCAAGACCCGCGATGGCGAGACGGCCTACTACCTACCGCCAGAAAAAGCCGAGGCGCTGGACAGCCTTGCCGGTTGGCTGACCGCCGAGCACGCTAGTTTGCCGCCCGAGGTATTGAAGCTGCTGGTGATTCGCGCCACATCAAACGTCGAGGGGATGCGCCCGACCTTTCGCGCCATTTCGGAGAAGTCCGGCTGCAACAAGGACACGCTGTGCCGTCACGCCAAGAAGATCAGCCACCGCTTGCGCGAGCTTGAAACCTTGGCGTTTGACCGGCTAACCCCGTACTTTGAGCGCGACGGCGTAATTGAATGCCAATGACATTTCATGGTTGTTTTTATTCGCTCTGAGGCCTTGCCGCTTTTGATACAAGGTGTTATCGTTTATGTCACTCTAGCCATCAGTACCGAATAAGCCGCCTCAACAGGCGGCTTTTTCATTTGTACCGTGGCTTTTGTTGTGTTTCGTGGTTTTTCATGTGTCTCCTGAGGGTGATTTACCCGAGTGGCTAACGCTGCTCGGGTATTTTTTTGAGGGTTTCAACCGCACGCATGACAGAAGCCAGCGGGCTAGTCATTGAATACCGCGCCGTCGAGTCGCTGATTCCGTTTGCCAAAAACGCCCGGATGCATTCAGACGCGCAAATCGCGCAGATCGCCGCGAGTGTCAAGGAATGGGGCTGGACGAATCCGGTGCTCATCGATGGCGGCAACGGCATCATCGCCGGACATGGGCGAGTTCTTGCCGCACGTAAGCTCGGCATCGAGCAGGTGCCCTGCATCCAACTGGAAGGCATGAGCGAGGCGCAGAAACGTGCCTACATAATCGCCGACAACAAATTGGCGCTGAACGCCGGGTGGGATGAAGAATTGCTGGCGCTTGAGTTGGGCGACCTGCAGGCCGAGGGCTTCGACATTGACCTGATCGGCTTTTCGCAGGAAGAACTAGACGACTTGCTCAACAGCGTTGGGGCCGAGGGCTTCGGCGATGGTGTGAGCCTGTCTGACCGCTTCCTGATACCGCCGTTTTCCGTGCTCAACGCCCGCGAAGGCTGGTGGCAAGACCGAAAGCGCGGCTGGATAGACATGGGGCTGCGCTCCGAGGTTGGGCGCGATGAAACGCTGACGTTCTCGGTATCGTCGCAACCGCCAGCCACCTACCGCGCGAAAAACGAATACGAGGCCAAGGTGGGCCGCGAGGTCACATGGGCTGAGTTTGTCGAGGCCCGACCGGACGCAATCGTTCAGAAGGGCACCAGCATCTTCGACCCCACGTTGTGCGAGGTTGCCTACCGTTGGTTTTGCCCGCCGAGTGGCTTGGTGCTTGACCCGTTTGCCGGTGGCAGCGTGCGTGGCATCGTCGCCGCCAAGTTGGGCCGCGAATACATCGGCGTTGACCTGCGCGATGAGCAGGTTGAGGCCAACCGGGTGCAAGCCGCGAGCCTGTGCCAAGAGATTCAGCCGGTATGGATTACCGGCGACTCACGCAACATCGACAAGCTGTGCAAGGGCACGCAGGCCGACTTCGTGTTTTCCTGCCCGCCGTATGCAGACCTTGAGGTCTACTCGGACGACCCGGCAGACCTTTCGACGTTGGACTACCCCGAATTTCGGGACGCCTACCTTCAGATCATCCACAAGACCTGCAGCCTGTTGAAGCCTGACCGCTTCGCCTGCTTTGTGGTGGGCGAGGTGAGAGACAAGCGCGGGGCGTATTACGATTTCATCGGCGACACCGTGCAGGCCTTCCGTGATGCCGGGTTGGACTACTACAACGAAGCCATCCTTGTGACGGTGGCAGGTAGCCTGCCAATCCGCGCAGGAAAGCAATTCAGCGCCAGCCGAAAGCTAGGCAAAACGCATCAAAACATTCTCGTTTTCTGCAAGGGCGACCCGAAGAAGGCCGTCGAAGCGTGCGGGGACGTTGAGATTGATGAGGAATTATTCGCCGAAGCGGGCGATGAGGGCTAGCCGACCGGCTTCCTTCAACGCCGCTAGGTCATGACCAAGCCCGAGCGACCAGCGCGGGTTGGTGTAAGCGGTGTGGGCGTCAAGAATGGCGCTGCGCTGCTCCCCAAGCTGAGGGAATCGCGCCGCAATGCGTATGGCGTCCTGCCAACGCTGTGAGGCCATGTGGTCTTTTACGACTGAGAGTTTTGTTCGCATGTGGTTTTCCTTGTTTTGGGCTTATGCGCATCTTGGTATGACTGCCGCATTGGTTCAAGTGAGAATCCCGATTTTCTTCACGGAAAACGACGAAAAGCGACAAACAAACATCAAGGCCAAGTAAGGATTGAACGGATTTCGATTCAGACTTGGTCGATTTTCAAAAAACCAACCCGATGAACGGAGGGCCAGATGCCCGAAAAATCATGCGGGGCCAAGACACGCAGCGGTGAGCCTTGTAAGAAGGCACCCATGGAGGGGAAGAAACGCTGCAAGCTGCACGGGGGTGCAAGTACCGGCCCAAAGAAACCAGCCGTAGGCAACAAGAACGCCGCGAAGCCGGGGAGCATCTACAGCCAATTTCTCACACCCGAAGAACAAGAGGCGTTTGACGCGCTTGAACTCGGACGCGTAGACGACGAGTTGCGTTTGATGCGCATCCGATTGGCGCGGGCTTTGAAGGCCGAGGAAGAGAGTGCCAACAAGCCCGAGCTTGATTCGGTCACTCAACGCCAAGGCGGTGGCCCGAGCACGGTCGCCAAAGAGGTAACACTCAAGCGCCGCGACTACACCAAGATCATTGATTCAGTAACGGCCCGCATCGAATCGCTTGAGCGCACACGCGCCGAGTTGGAGCGCAAGGGCGCTGACGATGATTTGGATGTAACGCCAGAATCCAAGACCTTCACGTACAACGTGGTGGACGGCAGAAAGTCAGCAGATGCCGACGCTGACTAGACCGCAGGCCCAATTCCTTCAACTGCCCCACAAGTTCCGCGCCTATGTAGGCGGGTTCGGCTCCGGCAAGACATGGGTGGGCAGCACTGCGATCTGCGAGCACTTGTGGGCACACCCGCGCATCAACCAAGGCTACTTCGCGCCGACTTATCCACAGATTCGGGATATTTTTTACCCGACGATTGAGGAAGTCGCCGCAGGCATGGGCCTGCGCGTCAAGATCAACCAGTCGAACAAAGAGGTTCACTTCTTTGACGGCAACCGGTCGCGTGGCACGGTGATTTGCCGGTCGATGGACCATCCCGAGCAAATCGTGGGCTTCAAGATCGGCAATGCGCTGGTTGACGAGTTGGACGTGATGAAGCACGAGAAGGCGAAGCTTTCTTGGCGCAAGATCATTGCGCGTATGCGCTACAACGTGGACGGGCTGCGCAACGGCATCGACGTTGCAACGACTCCCGAGGGGTTCAAGTTCGTCTACGAGCAGTTTTATAAGCTGCCAAACGAAAAGCCCGACCTTCGCAAGATGTACGGCCTGATTCAGGCCAGCACCTACGAAAACGAGCGATTCCTTCCCGCTGACTACATTCCGTCGCTGCTGGCTTCATACCCGCCGCAACTGATTGACGCGTACCTCAACGGGGAATTCGTCAACCTGACAAGCGGCGCGGTTTACCCCGAGTTTTCACGGGCGCTGAACCACACCGACGCTGAGTTGCAACACGGCGAGCCTGTGCATGTGGGCGTTGACTTCAACGTCTACAACTGCACGGCAATGGTCGGCGTGATTCGTGACAACAAGCCCGTGATCGTGGCTGAGTTGACCGGAATGCGTGACACGCCAGACATGGCGAAGAAGCTGGTTGACCGCTACAAGTCGCAAGGCCACCACGTCACGGTCTACCCCGATGCAAGCGGGCAAGGGCACAAGTCGGTTAACGCCGCTTTGTCTGACCTGCAAATCATGAAGGATGCCGGACTTACAATCTGCGCGAATAGCACCAACCCTGCTGTGAAAGACCGCGTGGCGGCGGTTAATGCCGCTGTCCTGAACGCCAAAGGTGTTCGCAGTCTGTTGGTGAACACGCGCAACTGTCCTGTTTTGACGGAGTGCTTAGAACAGCAGGTCTATGACCAAAACGGCGACCCTGACAAGACCGCCGGTAAAGATCACGCGCCAGATGCGCTTGGGTATTTCGTGCATTTCCGCTGGCCTATCGTGAGGCCTGTCGCAACGCATGGCACACAAATCATTCACATGGCTCGATAAATGTTTAAGACGCTGCAAACCACCTTTCCGAAGGATAAAGACCTGCCGGAGCGCACGTACCGGCTGTCAATCCTGACGCGGGTATTGCGCGGCGAGATTTACGACAACCTGCCGTATGCATTTCACGACGAAAAAAGTCCGGCAGGCGAATACATCCCGCTTCGCGAGCGCCGCCCGTCCGTACGCTACGGCCTGTGCAAGCTCGTGGTGGATGACTCCGTGTCTCTTCTGTTCTCAGAAGGCCATTTCCCAGACGTTGACGCCGACGAAAAAGTGCGTGAAGCGCTGCAACGGCTGATCAAAGAAACCAAGCTCAACGAGTTGATGGTGGACGCCGCCACGCGCGGTAGCGTTGGCTCAGTGGCTATTCTGTTCCGTGTGCTCGATGGGCGCGTGTTCTTCGATGCGATGGACACCGCGTACCTGACGCCCACATGGAAGGACAAGGCCCCCGACACGCTAGAGAGCGTGACCGAGCAATACAAGGTCAAGGGTTCCACCCTGAAAGCCTTGGGCTATGCGGTGGACAACGACAACACCGAGTATTGGTTTCGCCGCGTCTGGGATGAGAACTCGGAAACGTGGTTCTTGCCTTGGAAGGTCAACGACGAGCAGGCTGTGCCAGCCATTGATACGCCGCGCACCGTCAACCACGCGCTCGGTTTCGTACCCGTTGTGTGGGTCAAGAACCTGCCAGGTGGCGACGCTATCGACGGCGCTTGCACGTTCCCCAACGAGGCGGTTGATACCAGCATCGAGATTGACTATCAGCTTTCGCAAGCCGGTCGCGGTCTGAAATACTCGGCTGACCCCACGCTGTTGATCAAAGAACCCGCGTTCTCTGACGGCACCATGGTGCGCTCTGCCTCCAACGCCATCAAGGTAAGTGCCGAGGGTGACGCCAAGTTGCTCGAAATCAACGGCACCGCAATCGAAGCGGTCATGGAATACGTGACCAAGCTGCGCGAGTTGGCTTTGGAAACCATGCATGGCAACCGCGCCAACGCTGACAAGATCAGCGCGGCGCAATCCGGTCGCGCGATGGAGTTGATGAACCAGTCACTCGTGTGGCTCGCGGACAAGCTGCGCATCAGCTACGGCGAAGGCGCGTTGCGTCAACTGCTGATGATGGTCATCAAGGCCTCGGACAAGTTGCCCTTGACCTACAAGGACGGAACCAAGGTCGGCAAATTTGAATCGAGCACGCAAATCGCCTTGCGCTGGCCTGCTTGGTACCAACCCACGGCATCAGATAAGCAACAGACAGCGACTACACTGCGCATCTTGATCGATGCCGGTGTCATCAGTCGTCAGACGGCTTTGAAGGTGATCGCCGCCGACTACGACATTGAAGATGTTGAGGCCGAGGCTGCGTTGGCTGCTGCCGAACTGGTGGCGCGTGAAGCCGACGCGCAGAAGAAGATCAACATTCAGGAGTAATTGATGAAAAAGCTGTTTTTCTTACTGGCCTTCTGTCAGTCGGTTTTTGCTGCGTCGTTCAGTGTCGATGCCAGTGGCTGCGATGTGCATTTTTCCCCAAAAGGCGGCGCTACTGAGGCTGTGGTGCAGATTGTGGACGGCACTAAGTCAAGCGTCCACGTTTTGGCCTATGGCTTCACCAGTCAGCCGATTACCGATGCACTGATTCGCGCACATGCTCGCGGTGCCGAAGTGCTGGTGGTTCTTGACCGCAGCAATAAAACAGCACCATCGAGCAAGATGCCAGACCTGATTAAGGCAGGCATTCCAGTATGGATTGATGCAACCCATGCCATTGCACACAACAAAGTGATGATTGTGGATGGTGCATTGATTGAGAACGGCTCGTTCAATTACACAAATTCTGCTGAAAATAGCAACGGCGAAAACGCGCTTGTTTGCCACAGCACACAAGGTGCCGCGATTTACGAAGCTGATTTTCAAAGGCACAAATCGCATAGCGTAAAACAATGATTTCCCCCCGGCTTGATGCCGGAACACAACCGACAGGCTTGATGCCTGTTTTTTTCCATGAGAGGGCCAGATGCCTAGATTTCTAAAAATGTTCCCCCTGCAAAACGCGAACGATGACGGTTCCGGTGGTGGCGGCGGTGGTGGTGGTAATCCACCCCCCAAGCCCCCCGAGCCAGAAGTGTTTTCGCGTGAATACGTGAAGGAATTGCGCCACGAGTCGGCGAACTACCGCACCAAAGCGCAGGAGGCCGAGCGCAAGGCTCAGGAAGCCGAAGACCGCGCGAAGAAAGCCGCCGAAGAATCCGAATCCAAAGTCAAGGAAGCGACCACAGCAGCAGAGGCACGAATCATTCGCGCCGAACTGAAAGCCGCCGCCTTGAAAGCGGGCATGGTTGACTTGGACGGCTTAAAACTAGCCGATTTGTCCAACGTGAAGTTGAACGAAGCCGGTGAAGTCGAAGGCGCTGACGCTCTCATGGAAGAATTGAAAAAGGCCAAGCCTTACCTTTTTGGTACGGCTAACACAAGCCACTCTGGTAGTACACCGCCGAAAGACCCTCCATCGACCAAGAAGGCGACGGAAATGTCTAAGGAAGAGTACGCCAAAGCGAAAGCCGAAGCCTTAAAAAAGGCTGGTCGCTAAACACAACCGTAAACCATCGGGAGCAGGCCTCCACGGGTAAGTGAAAATCGAATCTTTATTTTTTGGAGGTATCCCAAATGGGTATTCAAGCTTTTCCGGCCTCGTTGCAGGCCATCATCCAACAGAACTTCTTGGAGCGCGAGTTTCAAGAGGGCATCCAGTCGCGTTTGGGCTTCCGCGCCATCGCTGACCGCGAAGTGTTCCCCGCTGCAATCGGTGAAACGCTGACCAAGACCCGCCGTGGCTTGAAGGCTCCCGTCACTACGCCGCTGAACCCTTCGACCAACACCAACCTAGACAACGGCATGACCCCCTCGGGTTGGACTGTTGAACAGTACACGCTGGCGGTCAATATGTACGGCGACACCATCGACCTGAACATGGTGACTTCGCGTGTGGGTATTGCATCGCAATTCCTGCAAAACGCCAAAGTCAATGGTGTCCAATCTATCCAGTCGCTGGACCGCTTGGCCCGCAATGCGCTCTACGGTGCTTATTTGGGTGGTAACACTCGCGTGACGGCCACCTTGGGCGCACCTGCAACGACTATCGCTGTTGATGACATTCGCGGCTTCCAATACGTCACCAGCAACGGCGTGATGGTTCCTGTGTCGGTTTCCAACACAATGACCTTGGTCGTTGGCGCTGGCACCTACACGTTGACTGGAGCAACCGCTGATGGCACCAACGTGTCAACCGCACCAAACGGCGTGTCCGGCACATTGACCTTCTCAGCCAACGTGTCTGTGGCAAACGGCACAACCGGCAACGCTGTGGTGGCTTCCGTAGCTCCTTACGTCATTCGTCCGAATGCACGCGCGACTACTGCAGCCTTGCAGTCCACCGATACGCTGACCATGCAAGACGTTTTGTCTGCTGTTGCAACGCTTCGCAGCAACAACGTGCCTGACGTGAACGGTGCATACAACTGCTACTTGGACGACCGCCAGTTGCTCGGATTGTTCAAAGATGGCGACTTCAAGTTGCTGTATCGCGGCGCTTACGGCTCCGAAGAATACAAGCAAGGTCAAGTCTTTGAATTGCTCGGCGCACGCTTCATCACTACGACCGAA